TAACCGTATTTACTGCATTAGAGATGTATTCAATCATATTCCAATATGTTTGCGTACCCCAATCAACTACTTTAGATATAACATTCGATAGCCACTCCCATATGCGACCCGGCAACTCGGAAAACCATGTAACTACCGCATCAATCCATATAGGAATATTAGTTGTGAGATAATTCCATGTATCTACACCCCAATTGATTATTGTTTGTAACACAAACCCCATAGCATAAGCTATTTTATCTGGTAACTCCATAAACCAGTTAAACATACTTTCTATCCATGCTGGTATAGTCTCTGTGAAAAAGGCAACTATACTATTCCACCCATCAGCAAACCACTGTTTCATAGATTCCCACCATGCTGGAATACTCTCTGTAAAGAAAGTTACAATTGCGTTCCAACCATCAATAAACCATTGTTTTATACCTTCCCATAAAGTACCAAACCATGCACCCAAGTCACTAAACCATGCTTTCATACTTTCTATCCAAGCTGGTATTGTTTCTGTGAAAAATCCCATAATAGCATTCCAGGCATCTATGAAAAACTTCTTAATACTTTCCCACATATTTATAAAGAAGTTTCTAAAATCCTCACTAGTGTTCCATAGATATATGAATCCAGCTACCAAACCCACTACCGCTGCTGCTATAAGAACAAAAGGATTCATACCTAAGACGATATTGAAAGCCTCCATAATTGGGGTGCCTGTTGCTATTTCCATAAATAAATTTTTGAATATGCCACCTATTTTGCTTATAGTATTAATAATTTTTAAGGTCCCTATTGCTACACCTATAGATATTATACCTGCTGCTATAAACTCAGAATTGTCTAGTATCCACGCAAAACCTTCTGATATCTTAGGTAACCACTCCATAGCAACATTAACCATATTTTTAATTTCTTCAATTATCCCACTAAGTATTGTTCTTATGTTCTCTTGCATGGACTCTGGGAATAAAGATGCGAGCATATCTGGAAGTTCATCGAGAACTTTAGGGAGTAATGTTCTAAATAATTCTCCAATACCCTTTATTGCTGTTTTTATTCGTGGTAATAAATTTTCGCCTAGAGCGCCTAAACTTTCAACTAAATTTTGTACTAATACATCAAAATCAGCATTATCATCTGCTATTCCAGTTAATAAATTACTCCATGCGGATTTAGTCATATTTAAACTGCCTTCAATTGTAGATGATGCCTCTTTAGCAGTAGTTCCTGTAATTCCCATTTCAGCTTGAACTGCGTGGATGGCCTCTATTACATCACTGAAATTGTTTATATCATATTTAATTCCCGTAAGTTTTTGTGCATCTGCAAGAAGTCTTTCCATTTCTGTTTTTGTACCGCCATAACCCAACTTAAGGTTATCTAACATTGTGTAGTTGGATTTTGCGAATCCCTGGTAAGCATCCTGTATCCTGTCGATAGATGTACCCATTTTGTTAGCATTATCAGACATATCGGTAACGGCTTTATTTCCTATTTCAGCAGCTTTTTTAGTATCTCCACCAAGTCCTTGCAGCAATGAAGCTGAAAACCCTGTTATAGTACTCATGTATTCATTAGCGGACATACCAGCGGTTTTATATGCGTTGTTTGCATATTGCATTACTTCATCACTACTGCTTTTAAATAAAGTTTCAACTCCACCTACTAACTGCTCGTATTGTGCATATTGGTCAATTGATAATTTAACCAATCCAGCAACCGCAGCACCAGCCGCCGCCGCCGCCGCAGTGAATACTTTTAATCCAGTTTTAGCAGCATTTCCCAATGTGGAACCTAATTTATTAACATCTTTTTCCGCACCATCCGAATTAATTGAAGTGTCAATTATAATTCTTCCATCTGCCATATATTCACCCCCTATTTATGAATTTTAGACATAACAAAAGCACCTACAATTAAGTAAGTGCTTAAATCCTATTCTATACTAAATTCTATATTATCTTCTATCATTTCTCCAGTAGAGTCATCCATAACATGAAATATACCTTTGAAATTCTTTACTTCTGTTATTTTTTCATCCATCACCGATAAATCACCTTCAGTTTTCATTTTAGCAGTAATAGTTTTACTGAATAAATCATTTACCATAGTTCCATCATTACTACATTTATCTGCACCAACAAGAATGTCTTTATCAGTTTTGTTTACAACTTCTAATGTTATATATATTCCTCCAAAAGCGCTTTTCCCCTTAGCTTTACAAGTGACAGTAATATTTTCTGTATCTACTAAAGGTATGTCGCATTTATCATCTTTCTGTTGTTCTCTTATTTCATCTAGTTTCTTTTCTTTTTCTTTATCACTTCCAGCATTTGCAACATCTTTTATAGTTGTATCTTTCTTTTCTTTGCCACAAGCCACTAAACTAAATGTAAGTACTAAGCAAAGTAGAATAGTAAGTATTTTTTTCATAATTACCCCTCCAATTCATAACATATACAATATACCACATATTGACCATATATTACAGTACTTTGCTTAAATCTCCACCATTTAGCAATATTTCTTCTATCTCGCTAAGTTTTTCTTTTTCATCTTTACTTATAGTGGTAGGTATTTTATAGAGTTCTTTCATTTTCGTATAATGAGCCTTTTGCTCTTTATCCTTAATTTTACTTAAATCCATAGCACGATAACCCATTATTTTAACTATTTCATTATCCTCTTTTAAGGCTTTAAACATGGCTTTAAACTTAAACCAATGCAAATATTCTATGTCTTGCAAATCAATATTATACTGGTCTAAAAATGCGGAATAGATATAATCATCATCAAAATTAAAAGAATAAACATTTGTACTCTTGCCTGTTCCTTTATTATTATTTTTAACTTCATCTTTTCCACATCTATAGAACCATAGTATACCTTCTATAGCCTTATTTATATCTTTAGGTAGTTTAGGATAATAGAGTTCTAAAGCTTGTATTATTTTCTCTTCTTCGCTCAATTCATCATCTTGCATCATCAACTCAAAGAGTATAGAAGTACGAAAATTAGAATTAATCTCATACTCTATACCTTCAATTTTAACACTCGTTGGTGCTAAGTCTATAAGTAAATTAATAGTAATTTCACCTCACTTTAAATAAGCCCAAGTAAGTTTCTCTCCGCTTTCTAATTTCCCAGCACTCATACGCTTGTTTTTACAACATTGAGTTATATTACTTCGATTCACATTGTAATATTTAGCTGCTTGTACAACAGATGGAAATGTTAAATTGGTTGTTAAGCATATTACTTTAGTACTATATGTTACTCTCCCTTTTCTTTGTTTGCTCATCTTTAATCTAGTTTCTTCGGAAAATTTTTTACCTTTATGTGATTGGCTCATTTTAGATTTAGATTCATCAGTAAAGACTCTGCCTTTTCTAGCTTCAATTAATTTTAATCTTGTTTCTAATGTGAATTCTCTACCCCAATTAGGGCTTAAGTTACCTCTTTTGCCCCATTGTGGATTATTTTCGCCTGTAAGTCTTCCTTTCTTAGAATTACTAATCTTCAGCTTAGTCTCTTCAGATAAACTTCCACCGTTTCCTCCACCGCGCTTATTATATCCAAATTTAGGGTTTGAAGACTTATAAAACTTTATCCAAAAATCTTCTTTTATATCTAGTTCTTTTTGGGAGAAAGCAACATCAAATATTTTAATAACTTTAAAATTATCAAATCCATATTTCTTTATAGAGCTTTTAATGTGCATGTTATGAGTATATTTATAAATATCACAGCTATACCTTTCATCAAAACCAATAGTCGTTTGTCCAATATATACCTTCTCATTTATCATATTCTCGATTTTATAAATAACCCCATTTACTTCCAGGTTTCCTATTTTCATATGTAATCACCTCTTAGTTATATTATACAATAACTAGTTATTGCTTTCAATAACTATTGATGTTTTTCAATAACTATCTTAAAATAAGATTGAGGTGATTTTGTGAAATTAAAATTAAAAGAACTATTAGAGAAAGAAAATAAAAGTGTATATTGGTTAAAACATGAAACTAATATAAGTCATGCTACTATTTATAAAATGGTCAATAATGAGACTACCATGATTTCTTTTGATAACCTTGAAAAAATTTGTATGGTTTTAAATTGCACTCCAAATGACATATTTGACATTAAGCCTACTGACTAAGTAGGCTACTTTTTACGTCTTGCTGCACGATTAGAAGAATATTTACTTGCCATTTTCTCTATATCTTCATTTCTAGCGTTCATATATTTAACTAACTCTTCAAAAGCTTGTAAGCAATCCATAAGATTCACTCTATCACCGAATACTTTCTTATCCGTACCCTCGCCAAATAGCATGTTAAATACGTCAAATACCGCATTACATTGTGTTCTTATGCACTCTGCTAACCCTTTTCCTTTTAGTTTTTGAGCTAGTCCTTCAATATCTTTAAGTGCTTTCTCATACTTTTCCGCAACCTCTAAATCTAATATATCTATATCCTCTAATTCTACATTGTTAATTTTCATATTCTTATCCCCTTTCTAATTTATATCTTAGCTGTAAAGCCTTCAGTAAATGTTTTTGCAGTAGTATCGAAAGTTCCTTCTACCGGATCACTAATACCTAGAAGACTTCCGCTTATTCCTAATTCTCCGTCATTATCCTCAAAAGAATCTACAGAAATAGCTATCTTAAATTTTCTCGCCCTATATCCAGCGGTTTGAGCTGGTTTATCTAGGTCCACTATTACATAATCTGTTTCTGTATCTGAACCGGTCTTCTGCATTTCTCCTATTTCTCTTATATGTTCAATAGCAACTTCACTTACTATCTGATCCGCATTGAAAGAAGTATTCCATTCATATCCAGTAATGCTTTGACTTGCACTAGATTGATTTATATATCTTTTAGATGTAGTTTGTGCACTTGGACTCTCATTTAACTCCGTAAATCCTGTTCCTAGTAATTCAAACTCTGTTACTTTTAAATAGTTCGCTTGTATTTTACGTTTTCGTGTGGCCATGTATATATCACTCCTATTTCTTTTTAAAATATTTCAATCTCAACATTATTTGAAACTGTGCCGTGTCCTCTGTTACTGCAAAAGCATAACCAGTGCTAGCGACCTTGATTTCTAAGGGTTCTAATCCCATATCTAAGATGGGGAATATATCATTATCGTTATTGCTCTCAATCCAACTAGCGAGTTGCTCGTAAAATCCACTATTATCTATATTCTGCATCACATCCACAGAATAAGGCTCTCTAGATGTAAATATAAAAGCATATTGCCTTATGGTATCGCCATTTACATAAGCTTTTACTATAGGTTCTATTGGAATCTCTTCTATGGAATAAGTATCCGGAGAAGGTTCGAGGTAGTTGACATTAACCCTAATAGCATTATTAAAAGTATCTAAATAGGGGCATTTTCTTATATAATCTCTAAGACTTGAAATAATCACAATATAATCACCTCCAAATAAAAAGAACCCTTATTCAGAGTCCTCTAAGTATCCCCACACAAGTTTTTCACCTGTAATTGGATGCTTACCAGCTGATTTAATTTTTTTACATTTTTATTTGTCTTGCATTGTCTTACAAGATGTAGTATAATTATATTAGAAAGTAGGTGATACCATGAAAGACAAAACCATAAGTTACACATTTAGAATACCAGTTGAATTAAAAAAACAACTCTCAATTCAAGCTGATAATGAAAACAGAACTTTATCTAATTTAATTATAAAAATTTTGAAAGAAGGTCTTGAAAATAAATAAATATAAAATATATATAATCAAAAATTCAATAAACAACAAAGTTTATATTGGTCAAACAACCATGAAACTAGAAAGAAGATTGTATAATCATTGTATTTCTAGTACTTCATTAGGTAAAGACATACAGAAATATGGTAAAAATAACTTCTTTATATCTTTGCTAGATGATTCCGCAAGTAATATGGATGAATTAACCGACATTGAAGAATATTATATTAATAAATATAATTCAATTTCTGATGGTTATAATTCAAGACATTCAAGTAAATCTTGTTTCAAAAATAAACCACATAAAAGTTCTATAGCAATTACTATAGATGAAGATTTATATTCAAAGCTAGATGAACTATCTAATGAAGAAGATAGAACTATAAGCGGACAGATAAATAAAATATTGAAAGATTACTTTAAAGAGAAGGAAAATTAACTCCTTCTTTTTTTATTTACTTCTTCCACCACAGAAGTCCGCAATTGATTGGACTATTTTATCTCCATTAGTAATCCACATTCTACGAGTCCATTGCTTTCCGCGTAGCCCTCCGGTTGCGACACCCTGTTTTCCCATACCTTTGTTGAGGTAGAAAGCCTTTTTAGCATAAGGCGCGCTATATACTATTTTATCTCTTTCTATAGTAACCATCATATCCTTAAGCCTTCCGGTCTTAAATGGGATATAGTTGTTGGAATACTTGGCTACTTGCTTAGTAAATTCCACTTGTGCCTGTCCGTTTTTATTTAACTTTCGCTTAAGCAATATCTTCTGTGAATTATCCATATCAATTCTAATATTAGTTGTCATTACACACCCTCGACCTCCCAATGTCCTGGTAAATCGTCAACCGCCTTTATGGTTATTACATTGTCAAAGTTTTCGTTTAGGTCCTTTAACATATGACCTTTCAAACCTGTAATTTCAAAATCTACAGCACCCTTAACAATCATGTCACCTTTGCCAAAAGTAAAATAATCAGGTCGTTCAGCATCACTTAATTTTCTAAACCTTCTTGGAGATACGTAATTACTTACTTTATCTACAAATATTAAGGTACTATCTGCTAGTAATAACCCATTGTTGCTGACTGTAGCATGTGTTTCGCCTTGCCAATTAACACCCTCAATAATAGTTCTCTGATAATTATCCATCCCAGTTACGTTGTTGTAGTATCTGTTGTAGATTGTGATTGAATCACGTTTAAATAATACTCCCATAATATCACCCTAGTAAAAAAGCTTTATATAAGGCTTTGGTAGCATTGCTTTTACATCTGCTGTTATTGTCCATGCTTCTGTTCCACCTTCAAAACTCATAGATTGTTTACCTTCGGATATGGATGTAACACCCACTTTTTTAACATTTTTAATATTAGTAGCATTTTCAATTATTTGATCTACAACAAAATCATATTCATTTAAGATATATTCATTTGTCCATACTGGGTTATCCTCAACATTTAAATAGTTTTTTATAACTGCAATTGCCTTTTTCTGTTCTATGCTAAATCCCATACTTAGCACCTACTTTTTAGGCTTTTCATCTTCCTTAGATTTTCCTATAAGTTCAAATCCTTGTGCAATAAGTTTATCTTTTGTATCTTTATCATTAGTTACTTTAACAACATTCATTTTCTTTAATTCATACTTAAATTCCATGTTTCAATCTCCTTTCAAAATAAAAGGACCAGGTGTTTCACCTAATCCCTTTATAATGTTTCCTTAATGTTTACTCTGCAAATTTTCAATGCTTCATCCATTATCCAAAGATCATGATATTTTCTATAATCTAACTTCCAAGCATCTGCATCCTGATTTGTGATAGGGTCGAAAATTCTAATCTTATCAGTTTTATTAACTGCAATTGGTGCATACATTGGCGTTATTATCCAGTTAATATTCTTAGCATTACCAGCGGCTACAAATCCACCAGTAGTTTGACCAGCTGTTTTTCCATCATAGAATGTATAAGCTGTTTTCATTCTTGCACTTGGTACCTTTATAATTGGGTGTCCATCAAAGGATTTTACCTTAGTAGTAATATCTCCCTTAGTGAATTCAGTAACATCTAATCTTTTGCTTATTTTTTCATTCTGATCTAATAATGAAGCAATAGGAGTTGCCATTGTTATTACCAATGGAATATCTCCAACTATATCCTCAATTGCAGTTATATCTGCTTTTAAAAGTGATAATACATTAGTTTCAGTAACTGCATTGTCTCCACTTGCTACACCCCCAGCTATAGCTAAACTAGCTATAGCTGAATACCTGTAGGCATCTATTTCAGGCACTACCTTAGTAGCTTGGAACTGACCCATAGCATTTGTAGCATTAGCCACAAAATTTGACTCATTTACATCCATAGAATCTAACATGAATGTTCTTCCTCTATCTTGAGTCATAGTCTTAGTTTCATATTCAAGAGTTATTGATCCTTGTGTAAATCCATTTGATCTCGAGTAATCTCCTAATCCATCCATGTTCATTTTGGGGATTTTAACTTCCTTACCACCATTATAAATAACTTGTCCCGCATTAGCATCCATCCAACCAGATGTTAATTTTGCTATCGCTGCCTTGTCTAATCCTTGTTGAAATAATGTTGCATATGCAATTGTATTAACTGCCATTTAAATCACACTCTCTTTCTTTAATTAAAATTATTTTTACATCATCATCTTTGCTATATCATCTACGGTTAAATTTCCAGCACCATTTTCTCCTGGTGGAGTATAATTACCATCAGATATTTTTTCTTTAACACCAGTATTAATCATTCCATCAACATAAGTTTTGAAATTATCAATCCTTGTGCTAGTTGTTTCATCATTATCAGTTAGGAAATAATCAATCATTTCCATTGGAATTTTCTTTTCTGCTAATACATCTTTGTATTTAGCCACCGTTTCGGCTCTTTCAGCTTTCATCTTCTGTTCGCTAAATTGCTTTTCTAATTCTTCAATTCTAATTTGTTCTGGTGATTTCTTCTTACCAGTGGCCTTAAGCACTTCATCATTTATAAGAGTTTGTAAATTTTTATCTTTCCACGTGCCAATTCCGTCAGTAACTCGCTTATCACCGTATGATTGAAGATATTGTTTACCTTCCTGATTAGTTTCAACAAAGTTTTTAACCTCATTTAAAGTTAAATCCTTTTTAAATAATTCAGCTAATGTACTACCTTTTATAGTTTCATCTATATCAGCATCATCAGCTATGCTTGTAATTAGTTCCATTAATTCACTCTTTTTCATCGTTTTACTCCTTCCCTAAGTAGTTTTTTCTGACCCTACTTAGTTAAAATTGATTAGTTTACCCTCATTTCGGAGCAAAATAAAAAGCCTTAGTTTCCTAAGACTTTAACGTCAACTTCTTTTAAATATTTTTCTCTGACTTCTTTTGGTACTTCTTCATCCTCTGAGAATTTTTTTATAATTTCTATAAGATTTTTAAATTCATCTGTACCTGTTATATCTACTGTTATACTTCCTAACTTACTCACTTTAAATCCCTCCTTATTTTTAAGTATAAGAAAAGCACCTACTCTTTATCTAAGTAAGTGCTTTTAATACCATGCTACTAATCCTTCTTTTTTAAATTCTCCATCCAAATTATATTCTTCAATTCGTCTAAGGGCATGAGCTGCATATCTTTTACCAAAATCCTCAGAAGAATCTTCTAAAAAAATTCTTTCTTTAGTTTTTAAATTTAAAGCAATTTTACCTGGATATTTTTTATTATCCTCTGGATAATATTCATAAATAACCATATCCTTACTTAACTCTACTAATTTTAAAGTAACCAATATCTCATACCTCCTATCCTAAATTATTTTTCTTCAAGTATTCAATTAATGCCTTAGCATAATTATATTTTTTCTCTGTTAATCCATGAGCCTTTTCATACTTCATATTATACCTATTCATCAACTCGTATTCAAGCCTTTCATGCTTCAACATTATTAAATCATGTTTTTGAATATTTTTACCTTCTCTAAGTCTTTGCCAAGATTGTGCCATATCATAATCTGGAGCAAAATTGTCATACCCTTGGGCTAAATCATATTTGTTTATAAAAACATGATTATATACTTTGTCTATTGTTTTAGTGTTTAATCCTGTATTATTAGCTATTTGTTTAACTTCCATATTTTGATTTCTTTTACGGATCATTTCATAATACTGTTCCGCATGTCTATCCCTCTTTTTAAAAGTAGGGTCATTTTTACTAGTTAAAGCCCCACTTTTAGCACCAGAATTAAGAGTATCATCATCTTCTATTGTATTAAATCCTCTGCAAAGTGGATGAACAACTCCAGGAGCATCATCTAAATCATATACTTTACCATCTATCCTAGCACATTCTTCACAAGTTTTAGAATCTAATACTTCATTTCTTCTTACTTTTTTAACTCCAACTTCTTTACAGAAACGTCTAAATGCTTCATCCTCGCACCTATTAACTTCTGTTTCAACTAATCGCTTAGAATTATAAGCGCCAGAATTATATGTTCTCTCAATATCTTTCTTAATTTGATTAACATTAATCCTACCATCAAGAAAATTTTTAATTTGTTTATGAAGATTTTCAGCTACTTTGCTTTCCTGCTCCCAAACTCTCTCACTAAAATGTTTATTCTCAAAATTATTATCTATAATCTTTTTAACATCCTTCAAACCAGCATTATAAGAATAAAAATCAAAGGTCTTATTTACTGTACTAGCTAATATATCATTTATAATCTTACCTTGTGTTTCTCCTTGCCCTTTTGCAGACCTTAGAATAAGATTGGATAGCCTATTGTATTCCTTCTTTTTATCTTTGTTTGTAAGGCTCATTAGACCGTCTAAAACATTGTAAGTTAGCATTATTAAAGCTAATTCTTGGAGTAAGTTATCTCTATTCTTCTTTTGTTCTTTATAAATCTCTTTTATTTTTTCTTCAGATTCATCATAAAGGCTTTCAATAAACTCTAATTCTTCATCATGTTTATTCTCGTCCATATTCATCACCTAAGACTTTATCTATATCAACTTCTGAATTGTTCTTTTGCTGCTCAATAAGTTTTATCTCCTGGTCCGGATTATTCACAAAACTTAATTGAGTTAATGCAGTTTTCAAAGATATATTTTCACCTATTCCAAACTGACTTAATGTTTGAGCCATTAATAAATCATCCTGGGGAATATTTAATGTAAATTTAACAGATATATCTCTATAATCATAATTAGTGCTTTCAAGCTTGTTAAATAATTTAAATAAAAAATACATTCTTCCCTGAATAATATTTTTCATAGATCCTTCGCTATCTCTTACCCTCTGTTCCAATCCTATTAATCTATTTCTCAAAGCGCTTCCAGAAGTGTTACTCTGTAGTTTTTCATTAGTATCAATATGATTGCTTATTTCATATATGTTTTTCTTAAGGGTCTCAAGTGTATTTTGCACGAATGTATCATTTATATCTTTGGTTAAAAACTTAATGATTACATCTTTTTCACTAGCATTAATAATACCTTTTTCCTTCATGTAATCTAATTGAGTCTTTCCGTTTTCATCTTTAGTTTTATAATCTATACTACAACCAAACATTATTAAATAAGCCAGTCTGTAGTCAGATATTTCATTAACTAAGTCGCTTAGATTAGTTTCATATGCATCTTCTAAGTCTTTAATTTCATTAAATAATGTATCGTGCTCTTTATATGCGCTAACATATCCAACTCTTACTGGTACTTCTCCAAACCTATTTATTGTCGGTTTTTCAACTTCTTCAAAGCTATCATCAACATGATAAACTAAATTAGAAGTATAAATATCTATATATTGTTTACTATCAAATTTCTTTTTATAAAATCTTAGAAACATTTTAGAATTCCCAAAATCATCAGTTAGCAAATATCCATCCCTTGGACTAACTATTTTAGAATTAAATAACTCTTCATCATTTAATTTGGTTGTGTAGTAAAGTTCAAATACACCCCCATAGCTAAGCATATCTCTAAGCAGCATTTTGTCATGATTTTTATCCCAATGCGATAGCTTAAAATTAACAAATTTAACTTCATCAGAATTATCACTTTTACTAATATAAGTAGGTTTATTAGATAAAAGATAGGATACTTCTTCTTTTATAAACTTCTTAATAAAATTGGTTCTAACTTTTAAATTGCTTCTTTTAGGATTATGTTTATAATCTCTATAGGCTTCACTTTTACCAGTAACACAGTAATCATAGATTTTATCATAAATTATTTTTCTAGTTTCAAAATCGCTTTTTATATTATTTAAAAGTTCTTTATTCTCATCTAAAAATCCCATGTAAATCCTCCTCTCTAAAATAATGCTGACCTATCAAATATATTTATCACAACAGGCTTTTTTATTTCTTTAAGTCCATCATTTAACTCTGCTAACATGTCCACAAAGTCATCATGTACGGAGTATTGTTGCCCTTGAAAATCCATTATTTGTTCAATAGCTGCCGAACTATCTTCACAATCACTATTGATAATTATTTGACCATTATTAACAGGATCTATAATAGTAGAAATCTTTTCATCTTTGTTTTTCTTCTGCATTTTATTAATCCATTCGAATGTTCTGCCTTTCAGTCTTGGTTCAGCCGCAATTAATTCCTTCATCTTTAATACGTCCGAACCGTTAAAGGTATTCTTTTCAACGTTAATATGGGTTATATCTTCCCAATCAATAAGTAATCCCACCGCAGTTTTACAATACTCATTGAAACTTAGCTTTTTCATGACCAAATCTCTTACATAAGTAAAGTCATTATCAGCTTTACTGCCAACGCCCATAGCGGTATAGTCAGATTTTTTATTTGTAGTTGAAGCCGGGTCAATGCAAAGCATAGTTTTTAAGAATTTATGACTTTCTATTTCTTCCGTAGTCTGTGTTCTTACAGATTTGAACCACTTCTCACCAATAGAACTTGCATCATTCATCATTTCTGAAGCAAAAGCAATTCTATTTTCCCAGTAAGGTATGGCCAAATCCTTGAAGCAGTCCCATTTCTCCTCCCATAACACAGGAAATTTCATTTCTTTATAGTGTTTTTGGTAAAATTCATAGGCTTTTGTTTTTCTTTCTTCTTTTTTAAGTTTATCGTCAAAATAAATTGCTTTGCACTCTAGCCATAATTCGTTGTCAAATATATCGTCAGCAGTTTGTCCATCTTCTGTTAGTATTGCCCTTCTTAAGATGGTATAGTAATCATTATTTCTTGCTAACCTTGAAACTAAGCAATCGCAGTGTAGAACTGTACCAACATTAACTATTTTAGTTGCACTTTTTATTTTCTTTCCTTGCCTGTATACTGCTTTATCTCCTACCTGTTCTACCTCTTTAGTAAACCTATTATATTTCTTTTCTCTTGCTTCATCTGTCAAAATATCACGTTCATCTTGATAGTCATCTGTAATTATCACAGTAGGTCTAACACCTTTAAAATTTGAACCTCTGACGGAACTAGCTGAACCAACTGCCCTTATATACATTCCATTAGCGAACTCTATTTCATTGGCATTAACCTTATATTTTTTATTATCTATTAAGCTACCAAAGTTTTTAATCAATTTAGGATTTTCTTTGAACTCTTTTTTAATACTGTCCATAAATTGAGTAGCGTCATCATCTTTTTTAGCACCTAGCAATGTAAATTTAGACAATTTATAACTCACTAGCCATATACATAACGCAAAATCTGCAAAGGTTGTCTTTGCGAAGCCCCTGGGTTCAATTATGTTTATTTTGTCGTGCTTATCTTTTACAAATGTTTCATTTAGAACTTGCCATAATTCCCTATGTGCATCCGATAAAGTTCTAGCTACATTATTATCACTAGGTACAAATATGTTTTTCAGGAAATATTCACAAAAGAACGCTATGTCATTTTTACCTAATGCTCTAGCCAATACGTCTATATCGTTTTTATTAGCAGTTATTAGCTTTAATGCTTTATCTTCACCGCAGTATTTAGATAAGTACTTATTTAGTATATAAACTTCGTACTCTATCTCTGTGTTAAATTCTAAGTTGTCGTAATATACCAAATAATCACCTCTTTATCCTAACTTTAATATATCGTCCTTATGCTTTAATATTAATTCTGCCATTGCAATTACTTCATCATTAGAGTAAATACCTTTCATGCGATTATACATGTCATTTACTACCCTAAGATTGTCTATAGTACTTTCTCCACCTTTACTGATAGGCTTGATATGATCCACATGCAATGTATTACCCTTGCCCATATCAAAGGCTTCCTTAATAGTTAATCCTGTTAATAGTTCTTTCTGTGTATCACACATAATTTTAAACTCTTCTTGAGTACAACATTTAACATTATATTCTTTAGACCTCTTTGCAATGGCTTTATAACGTTGATATACGTATCTTCCATAGTCATTACGGTGTTTATATCTACTACTTTCAGCAAGACAACTATTACACGTTGTACTATGATTAAGATTCTTGCATCTTTTATCCTTCATGTAATTAGTTTCTATCCCTCTGAATATTCCACATTTATTACATAGTAGATAATTCTTTTCATTGTAAGCTACTAGAGTTGATATATATCCAGTATGCTTAGATATTCTATTACCTTTATATTTAACAATAGCTTGTCCACTATTAACCTTTAATTTCATTTCTTCAAAACTAAAATCCAAATAAACACCTCAAAATAAAAATAGAATAGTTAACAACTACTCTCTAATAATCCAATGCTTTTTATCAGCATATCTATTTATATTAAATCCTAACTTTTTTACAGTAATCATAAACTTATCACTAAATTTCAGTTTATCACTAAGTTCTTTTATCATTTCATCACGTTGTTCTTGATTAATCTTTTTATCTATATAGTTTCCACGTATGTATTCTTTACATTCTATAATTTCTTCAGTTTCTTCAAACTCTTTGAATTTAGCTTTAGATTCTTGAATCATTCCGCCACCACAATATATGCCTAATCCATTTTCTATAGTTTTATATTTATCACTCCAATATTTTTCCCTTTGTAATAAATACTCATTGTCATTACTGTTACATATCTCTAGTATGCAAAATTGATAATTGTTATCTTTAAATAATTTACTTAAACCATCATTACAATGGATATTTTTCTCACAATCCATAAGATGTCTACCCCATCTAGTAGCAAAATTATTCTTTGTACTACCTACATATACTATCTCCTTAGTAGCAGTATCTTTTATGCCATAGATACCAGAATCAAATACATTATTACTTATAAGTTCTATCGCTATCACTCCATATTTTCACATTAAAACTTGTCCAACTTCACAAATAAAAAGAGAATAGCTATTAACTACTCTCTAATGTTTTCTTCATATTCTTTTTTATATCTATAATAAGTTGTTTTAGTTAATCCTAGCAACTTCATACATTCAATCGGTTTTATATCGCCCTGGAGTACTCTTTTATACTCCTTGCAGAATTTATCAAAATCTAATGCTCTAGGTCTACCGTAATCTTCCCATTCGCCACGTGCCTTCTTAGCTGCTATACCTTCACGTTGTCTTTTTTCTTTTTTATCAAGTTCAGCCTGTGCAAAGCTAGCATACATTTCTATCAGCATATTATTGATAGTTTCCATAATCATGGTGGATATATTATTATCTTCTGGGAGTTCAACCAATGTTGTAGGTATCTCTAAAACTAATAGCCTTATACCTTTTTCTTTTAATTTAGCTATTTCTTTAAGAGTTAGTTGTTTATTTCTCCCCAACCTATCAAGTTCGGTAACTATTAATGCAACCCTTTCATTAGGATTAATTCTTATAGCTAAATCCATGTCATTTATCAATTTTTCATATGAAGGTCTATTAAAATTTTTACCTGTACATTGGTCTGTGTAGACTTCTTTTACTAACTCTATGTTGCTTTTACTAATATACTCACTAATTTCTTTAAGTCCTCTATCTAGATGCTGATCCTCTGTACTAGTTCTATGGTATGCAAAATATAACATATTAACACCTCGGTTTAAAAAATTATTAAGAAATTTTATGGTGGGAATCGAAATGGTATCCATAAGCAGATATTTAGAATGTACCCCCCTACTCATCTATCTCTTAATCTTATTCTAAACTTATATGACCGAAATGTCAACATGTATTATTGGTACTATTTTTATTTATTTTCACACCTCTTAAATGGCTTGAATAGGTAATATTATTATCAGTACCAAAGGTATACATTATGGGACTAACTAACTCTATCATTAATTCTCTTAATCATATCGTCTATGTCCTCAACGTTGTTCTTATTCTCCTCTTCTGTCACATCAGCAACTCTTGTAGTACTCTTACCTAACACCCTATCAATCATAAACTCACAAGCACTGCGGCGCTCCTTATCAGTCTTGCCTGTTGTTGCTATCCTGTGCATCTCATCAACGTAACAGTCCAATCTACTCGTTATCTTCTTATCAGCATTAGTTTTAATCTCTTGACTCTGCTTGTTAAGCTCTGCCTTAAAATCATCATCATTCAACCAGTTATATATACTTGTCCTACTAGCCTTACATAACTTACTTACTTCACTGATATTACTACCTTCTAACATATACTTCATGGCTTCATAATGTTTCTCTGTTAATATCATAACTACTAATTACACCTCCTTAACACTTGTACAGTATTTAGTATCTACTTTACATATATACTTAACGTTGTCTCAAACGTCCACTAACTCTCTTATAACTACCATGATTCATACAACTCTCTATATCAGCATAAGGATCATAACTATAATTAATTAATATACACTCCTCGTTATATCCCTTCTGGCATCCTGGATCATAAGCACTACAACAACAATCTTGGTATCTCGTCTTACCTGGATTAACTAATATCTTAAAGTTATACTTACTAACCATACTTACTCACCTCACTTTGTTTAATAAAATAAAAAGCACCTAGCCAACTTAATGACTAAATGCTTTATTCAATACCGCTCTCCCCACGAGGATGCAGTGATTTCCTTCTACCCTTGGTAGATGAACTGTGTACCGCCTTACCCTAACCATTTACGGCACTCATAGGTCTCCCAATCTCCTACACCACATTGTGGACTCTAACCACTCACTAACCAGTTTAAAATTCACTACTTAGGGACAAGAATACAAGAATGTCATAATATCTAACATTCCATGATACTATAATAACACTTTAAAACGCAAGGTGTGAGGACACGCTTTAGGACATGGATACTTATTTGCTAAATACTTATTAAATAAAAAAGTGGCTTTGCCACGTTCCTAACGGTAAAACTTACATTTGATTAAAAACAAAGCATAGGATGTGTATAATTCCTATGCTTTGTTAATATTATCCTCTATATTTTTTCCCATAAATCCCATCATACTTTAGCGGTCTCATAATTCCACCACATTTTTCACATGCAAAACAAGGCGGTTCATCTATATTACTTTGATCCATTGCATCAAAGTACTCAACAACCTCCTTCGGAATGTCTTCCTCTAACTTACATAGAGTACATTTATATCTTATTTTTTCTTCCATACATTTTCCTCCAACAAAAACAAGTTGGATTTATTCTAACACGAAATTATATGTTTCGTCACTGCATATATTTCCATTATTTCTTTTAACTTTTCTTTTGTTTCACTTCTTATTTTTTTCTTAAAATGCTCTCGCATTGAACCATAACTGGGATAAACTATATCATAGAATTTCATTTTACCATTGCACTTAGGGCATTTACACGGATCAATGCCGAAGGCTGCTAATATTCTATATTCCCATCTTTGCAATGATTTCTTAAGTTTTATTATTCTCTTATCAAGCATCATAATAAAATTACATTTTCCTTTACCCCTTCTTGAATAAATTCCAAAGTATCTAACCATTTTAAACTGTTTCTCTGGTATATGTATTATTAACTTTTTTATAAATTCATGTGCCGAAACAGTTTCTATAACACGCTTATTATCCTCATGTCGTGTATATTTATATGTTACATTTTTTTCATCATAATTTATTATACGTGATTCAGCGATAGCTGGACGTCCTACATATCTTCCAACATATTGAGCTGCTTGTTTTGCTGAAGTAATCTCTGGTTTAGCATGCACATAAAATCCATTATTCTTTTCTTTATAGAGCTTATTTTTTAGATTTCTTATAGCCACACTATTTTTACTTTCAATAGTAATCTCATCAAGTAATATTTTTTGCCATCTCTTACGCAATGCTTCATATGCAAAATGTCTTATGTGTTTCCATTCAGTTTTATTACCCTTACCACCTTCGGTTACCATCATGTGCACATGTGGATTCCACTTCAAATCTCTACCGAAGGTATGTATAACTGTTACTATTCCTGGTGTGAATTCCTCACTCTTATTTAATTTATACATCCAGCTAGTTATAGTCTTAGCCGCACATTTAGGAAGCAATTTTAATCTTTGTCTATCCTCTCCAAAAAAACTTCTTAATTCCTCCGGAATGGTAAACACAATGTGTCTATGTCTGACGTTAATTAAATTGCCGAGCATACTTTCCACCCATTTATCCGTATAAACCTTCCCGCAGGATGTGCAAAATCTGCTCTTACAGGTAAATCCAACTTTCTTACTTTCATCACAATGCTCACATCTTAGTTCTATATATCCATATCTTATATCCTTGCACTTAAGCATCTTTTCAACTTCTTTTACTACATTCTCTCTTATGTTCTTATTATATATTCTATAAAAACTATACCAATGATCATTAAAAATTCTCTTTATTATTCCTGCAGTCATGTTAAACCTCTAAACTATATGATTATTAAACCTATCATATAATCAGCCTAAAATCTAGATTATATCTAGATTTTAAAAGACAAAAATTCTATACTTTCCTATACATTAAAAAAGCACCCGTTATGGATACGGATGCCTTCTTACTTGGATTAATCTTAAAGGAGATTCTTTTAATATATTTAATTATTTTTGTTTAATTATTAACCTTCTTAAGCATTATAGTATGTCTACTCCAAATAGCACACTACTTATTAACTTAAATTCTTGGGGGAATGTATGATTAATTACTTACTAACCACAGTATATTATTTTTTTAATAAAGGAACAACTTCATTCCTTCATCTTCCTTTCTATTCTCCTAACATGCCTATCAGTTATATAAAGCTTTTCAGCAGTAACTTCTTGCGTGTAGCCTCTAATAACCCTTAAGAATCTAACTTTATCTTCTATGTTGTCTAATTGCCTTAAATACAAATCCTCATGTATTTCATTCTTGAGATTACAAACTATAGCTTCATCTAAATCAATTAGTGTCAGTAACCTCTCACGCTCATTGTAGTAGTCCTCAACATGTAGTATCTTATTTCTGCCGCTTATACAATCATAATCCTCATAACTGCTACGACCTCCATATCCCTTGGGAGCAAATGCCTTAATATATAGCTTGTCTAGTTTATCAACTCTTTGTTTATTACTCTGTATTCTGCTTTCTATCATTTGGATCCTATCTAATCTATTCATTAACAACACTCTCCTCTATAAACCCCTTATTCTTAAGAATTTCCCTAACGTAGTAATAAAATGTGTTATATATCTCACTACCCATATAAGCCTTGTCTATAGGGCGAATAATCGTGTTATACCTTGCTTCAATGGTTTTAAGTCTTGCATATAGACTCTTAGGTTGATACTCACTTCTATAATTGCCATTCCTCACATTTTCATCATACTTATCATCTTCTAAAAATACATAATACTTAATTTCATACTTATTTAAATGTGCCAGTTCTTTTAATAGCCTTGTATCATCCTTTAAATTCCCAGCTATTTCATCTATTCCATTCTTACGTTCAATTACTATATCTCTATCAAAGTAAATTTCCCTTTGTTGCCCTTCAAAGCTATCAGCTGGTAACATACACCCATAATCTCCAAAGTCCAACTTCTTAACCTTGTATGGGATTTTCTTTTTATTAAAAAACTCTAATACATGGTCATTGCTATTTTCTCTACTGTCAACTAATATCGTCATATTCTTAAGCACATTTTTAAGTTCTGCATCTGTAAATTTTAATCTCATGCCTAATCACCTCCCCTTAATACCCAATGTAATAATCACATTCTTTTCCTTCGTTACTCTTTCTCGCAGTTTCAATTTTCTCCATAGTTGTATATTCTCCATCCGTATAAATTATTGTATCTTTACCAATGATATTAACAAAACAACTTATCCTTTTATCCTCTAAATCAAAACTTCCTATAGTAGCATCCTTAGGCAACTTTTCTAATTCTTTTATTAAATCTATAACTTTCATCTAATCATCACTCAACTTTCTTCCGCATTTAGGGCAATAATTTATTCTCATACTTGCTACATCATCACCCCAGGCTTCAATATAAAATCCTTCATATTCCCTGTTAAGCTTTAAATAAGTCCAACACCCTTCATCTATAGTCATTCCTTCATCTTCTTCTAAATTACAAATACATTTTTCCATTCCATTTTTCTTTCTTTCATCTTCAAATTCACTACATACTTTCATACAAAATTCCATTCCAAATCCATCACAATTTTCGCAATATACTTTATATCCCATGATATCTTCTCACCTTCAATTTAACTCAATTTAATTGTATTCAATCTATAAGGATGTAGGGTTATCCTACACCCTTGGTTGTTTCTACTTTCGTTGGATTATGAATTAATTTTTCTCATATTCATTTAACATTCTCTCTTGTTCACATTTGCCCAAACGGACGACTATTTCTTCCTCTTCAACTTTGTCATATTGTTGTAATATTCCTATACCATCAAGGTTGATATTTTTAAGCTCTAGCATCTAATTCCCTCCTAATTTTTAGGTACTATGAATTAAAATACTACAACCATACTTGGAAATGGAGCAGCATTTTTGCACTCTCCAAACTTTAATCTACCTTTTAGAAATCTTATCTCCTTAGCCGTTTTATAAATATAATCATGGAAATATTTCGTGTCCGTTCTAGCTGGTATTAGCATCACTACTGTTGTATTAGGCTTTAAACTTTCCTCATAGCACTTCTTAACCCAATCCTTTATAGCTCTTCCATATGGCGGATTACAAAATACTGTATGTCCTTTCCAATCTTGTTTTAGCCCATCTTCTGCTATTGTAAAATACTCTTTGCACTTAGCATTTTCATGAGTACTACAAGGATCTAAATTGAATTTAAACTCTTTATCTAGCTTGTCAAAGAAATCTTGTGGAGTACTCCATAAATCAGTTTTGCTACTAAACATAACTTCTGTATTCAATAATATTACCTCTCATCCAAAGGGGAACTTAGTCCCCTGTTATATACCATTATTTGCTAGAAAGGCATGTCCTCGTTTGACTCTTCACCAAAGTAATTTTGTGGAATACTGCCATCTTGATTATTTGTGTTAGTGGTCTTACTATCTAAGAACTCAACTCCATTAAACATATCTGCTACAACCTCAGTAACATACCTTTTACTTCCGTCTTTTGCATCATATGATCTTGTTTTTATCTTTCCAGTTACTCGCACCTTGCTACCTTTGTGTGTGTAATTTGCTACTGCTTCACCTTGCTTGCCCCAAACCACTACTGGTATAAAGTCCGTTGTTTTTTTATCTCCAAAACCATCATCTACCGCTATGGTAAACTTAGCCACCGCAGTTCCCTTACCTTGCGTAAATGCTAGTTCACAATCCTTAATTAATCTTCCTATTCCTATCCATATATTTGTACTCATTCTTTCTACCTCTCCTTTGCTATTTCACAAGCTACTTTCCAATATGCTTGAAGTAAATCATTTTCAATTGCATATTTCTTCCTACCATCTTTCCAACACATCAGTTCAAATTCACAATTATATTCATCAACTTCAATTTGATATCCATATTTATTTATAAACTTTCTAAGCTGACATTCTGTGAATAAAGGACATATTATTCTCTTTCTTTCTGTTTCTATTAAATCAGCAACTTCGAAACCTGTTAAAAAACATTCAATAAAATTATGTTTATCTCCATTGAATGAAATTGTTTTTTCAATCATGAATATATCTCCTATACTTAGTTTCCACCAATCTAAAAACACTTCTTGTATTTCTTTAGGTTGCTTTAAAAATTCCTCTGCACTTATAAAATCCATATCTCTACTTTCCTTCCTAATTGACTCTCAAATAATAATGAAGAGTCGTAACTATTGTGTTTTTAGAGGTTATTCCTCCTAAACTATAAACTTTTTACTACCATTATTTCTCTTTCTATAAACTCTAGTGCCATGCTTAGCCGCTATCTTAATCAAATCATTTCCACTTCTATTACCTGTGTTGTATCTCAACATCAGATCTATAAATTCTTTATCGTCCATTTCTGCTGGTAATTTTTCAAACATTTTCGTGTCGAAAGGCTCTAATTCCTCATCGCCATATCTTTTATATTTCTTAGGTCGGTTCTTTACAAGCCTTGCGCCATTTTTCCTATTATATTCAGTTTTATATTTATACAGTTCATATAGATATGGTTTCTCTTCTTTAATATGCTCTAAATTAGCATTAATGGTTGTAATTATGCTGGTTTTACTTACGTTATATTTTTCTTCTAATCCCTTGTAACTGTTTAAGGCTACATACTCAATTAGTAGAAGTTCCGAAAGTTCAACCCCGTTATATTTTCTTCTTAAGTCCGACCAACTCATTTCCCAAAACCCTCCCATCTAGATGTATAGCTATATTCTTTGCTGATTCATTTTTAATACTTTTATTTACTTCTTTAACTTCATATCCACACACAGCCATATTTTGCGCTAAAGTTCCTAAAGCCTTTTCGTTAAACTGTCCTCTTTCTTCAATTTCTGCAATCACTTTGTCAGCTTGTCCATCCATCTGCATAATTACGACTTTAATTCGCCCCTCTAAGTCATTTAATTTATCTTTTAGAGTATTTATACCTATTATCATTAAAGTTGTTTGTATCCCTAATATGGTTAATATAAGCAACTTATCCATTTTATATCCTCCTTAATCCCATTCAAAATTTTCACAAGTTCGAATGCCCTTTTTATTAGTGCAATTGTAAAACCTACATTCTTTACAAGTTAATGGATAGCTACCATCTTTACACTCCGAACATGGGAACATGTCTTTTCTTCTTTCTTTGAATCTACATTTTATGCACCGAGCAAATTTAAACTTCATCACCCTACCTCCTGATATCAATCGTCTGCTTTGTCCATGTGTTGTAAAATACATAGCTCCAGGCATCTTCATATTTTAATAAGTAATTTCGAGGTTTTATGTTTTGTTCCGCTAAAAACTCCTTATGCTCTCTTTTAAGGGTTTTAGGTACCCTAGCTATTTATATACCACCTTCCGCTTATTTCGCCACTTGAAAACAAATTGCCACCTTTCCAATTTGCATATCTTATTGTACTAATATCACTTTCTATTTCTTTTCCTTCTTTAAAAGCTGCAAACGCTTCTTGAAATGATACTTCTTTTCTTTGTAATTCGAATTTGTAATCGTCTGTAAATAAAAAACAATCGCTTTTATTTTTACCTTTATTGTGTATAGAAACGTTACCGTTTACGCATTTTATAAACCTACATTCATTTTTCCAAACTTCACCCTCTTCTATATTTGCTATAACCTCTTTGAATGTTAATTCCTTCATCCTCATTACTCCTCCAATTCTTTTATTTTTCTTTCACAATGTTTTATCCAGCAAAGTAAACATTTGTTATCACATCTCGCATCTGGTTTATACGGTGGACAGTTATCTTTTGCAATTTTTAGTGTCTTTAAAAACACCTCATTAAACTCTTTGCTTGTTTTTATATCATACATTTTTATTCTCCTATCTCAATCTATAGTTATTACCTTCACCTTTAATCTCAACTACATAGCCTTTTGACATTTCATATATCCTACTCCCTATAGCTTCATCAAAATCCAATAGTCGTTGCTGGTCGCACTCTGTACTTATTATCACGGGTAAACAGTTAAGGTATCTATAGTTTATTAGCTCAAACATTATATTTACGTCAGATTTAGTTATATTGCCTTTTAACAAGTCATCTATTAGCAGCACCTCCGCTTTTTGGTACTTAGTTAGAGTCTTTTTATAGTACTCTTCATCAGTCATATTCTGCTTAAGGCTTGTAATTACATCTCGGTAAGGCATATAAACTACTTCAACCTCTTTATTCTTCAGCAAGTTATTTGCTAGTGCTAGGCTTAAGTGTGTCTTACCACAACCACTTTTACCGCTTAATAGTATTGAATTATATCTATCATTCTTTATGTTATTAAACTGTATATAGTAACTGGTAACCTTATCTTTCATATCTCTAACCTGATTATTCCAAGGTTCAAAATTCTTGAATGTCTTGTCTATATCATTTATACTAATGCCGCTCTGTTCCCATATCCTCTGAACTTTGGCCATCTGCTGACACTTGCAAGGTTTGTACATGTCATACCCTTTGTCGTCCTTAGATACTGTAAATCTTGTGTCATTACAGATATTACACTTAATCGAACAGTCCCGATTCTTCTGCTGCTCGGAGTTCTTCTCTCGTTGGTGCTCCTGGGGCATGGATGTCGGCTTGTCTTTTGACTCCTTTATAGTCTGTAGTATTCTCTGTATTGGATCCGTTACTGTTTCCATAGTTGCCCTCCTTATCTATATAGTTTCCTTCTAGGACCTTTGGAAAGTTATTAGGTTTTATGAACCAATCAAATACTATTACCCAACCAGTTTTATTCTGCCCTTTAAGAAAACTGCTATTTCTAATACTCTCTATAGCTTTTAGAATTGTATCTATTCCATATTCTTTAACTCTTGCATTTAGTAACTTTAATCTATTGCCTTTTATAGAATTAATCTTAGATAATCTTAAAGAGTTCCATGCTTCTTGTATGGGTACCAAAATATTTGGTACAAGTATATCTTTAGATATACTATTATCTAACTCTTTATCTATCTCTCTATCTTTATCTATCTCTCTATCTCTCTCTATCTCTGTGTTACCTTCTGTTACACTAGCGTTACATTGTAACAATTTTTGACTATCTCTATGCTTGCGGACTCTTGAAGCTGAGTCGGTTTCACTACCTAGACTCTTCATTGCTTCGGGTAGTAAATATTCATCAAATTCTACCTCTTCTATTAAATTTTGACCTTGTAAGAAAGTTAGTGTAAGAGATACATTCTCAATGTTTTCATCCAATTCAAGTGCCATTTCTTCTGCAAAATTGTTTTCTACACCTTCATAGAATATTTTCCCTTCGTTTTTTATGCTTAGTAGTAATAATTTCAAATATATTATTGTGAAAGTATCTCCCCCAGCTATTTTCCTTAGTTTTTTAACCTCTCTTTTATTAAAGAAATCATCCTTCAATTTTAACCAATAATATCTTTTAGCCATTTATACCTCACCTTCTGACCAATTTGTGTCGTTTAAAACATCTATAACTCTTTGACAATATTGATGGAATCCGCACCTATCACAGTCATTATTGCAACCATCCTTGCGCCGTCCTTGCATTCCTTCATGCCATTCCTTCATTACTTTATATAACTCCTGTTTCTGTTTATTAACTATTCTTTTTGCTTCAAGTTCTTTAGTTCTTATTTTAGCGACGCATTCCTTGCAATATCTACTGTAATAACCAAACTCGCCTAATGTCTTTTCAATGCCGCAAGTTTTACATACCTTTCTAGTCTTAATCAATTGCTATTCACCTTCTTTTACTATCTCTGCATCCTGGATATCTGTAAAAGGTATTTCTTCTTCGATTTTTCTCTCTTCTCTAGCTTGTTGGGTTAGTTCTTCAACTCTAGTCTTTATGAAAGTTTCTTTGTCCATAGTTGCATAATTCTTATCGGACTCGCTCATATGAGTTATTTCCTCAGCTACATATAAGCTGCTTAAATTAGTCGGAAACGCTTCTCTATAAGCTTGTACCATGGCAACTTTACGTATCATAGTTGTCGGCATTGTTTTCCATGTACTTTGGCCTTTGTTATATTCTTCAAAGTTTACTGTAGATTTCACAGGATATTTTTTATCTTTTACATAAACCTCACACCAACCACCGACTAGAGTTTCATTTTTAATACATAATGTCCCTTCTCTTTCAATTAATTGCCCATCCTTAGTTTGAACAATTACTCCAGCTTTAAATCCTTCGTAATTCTTGTCTTCTTCCGCCCTTCGCATAAATGCACCTTTACCCACGAGTTGTTGTGCCGCTTGATTGCCAAACTTAACGAGATATGCTTCGTTATTAAATGGATCTAATTTATTGTGACTACACCACATCATAAAATTAACTGCTTCAGACTTAGTTAATTGGCCATTTCCTTTAGTTATGAATTGATTTATTATACTTTCTGTAAGCTTTACTTCATTTCCACCAACTTCATATACTATTTCTTTTTCTTCTTTTTTAGCTAATGCTTTGTTATCTGCCATTATTTAAGACCTCCTACCCTTCAATTCTTTCTGCTACTAATTCAGCTATTTTATCCAACAATTCTTCAAATGCATTAGGCTCTTCATGAAAGTTTGTTTTTATTCCACTTTCTTTTATAATCCCTAGTTTGATCTGACATTCCTTACATAAAGTGAATGTTTTTTTAGTATAATCACCTATTTTAAAACTTACTTCATTCCATCCTTGCGGTTTTCTGTACATATCATTGTTTATAACTTCACATTTGCATTTATCACATATGTGCTTTACTTCTATTGCCATCCCTACACCCTCCAGCACTCTTTATATTGCTTAATTTCTGTTTCTGTAAGTTCTCTAAAATCTAGATAAACTATTTTCCCGTAACTTCCACAGTGTTTAGTCTCACTAATTACGAATTGACCTTCTTCAAGTAATTGTGAACTGATAAAAGAGTACAATGTGCCATTCACTTGATGCTCTACATTGTATATAACTACTGCCTTTTTAGGCTCTTGAAATACAAACTTATCTTCCAGAGGTTTCATAGCAAAACCATCATCTTTTTCAGCCATATAAAATTCTAAAAACCCATTATCTAGTTTAGTTATCTTTTGAAGCATTGACTTTTCATTTACTGCCTTATATATGCCTGGCTTACCTGGGTGAATTATATATTCAATATCGAAAGTTTCTGTCTGTGGTTCTTTATAAAACTTCAATTCATAATCAGCCCAATATAGGGTACTATCACTTAGTTCGTAACGACTTTCTCCATTGAATTTCAAACATTTTGTGATTGTTCTATATTCATCACCATTCCACCATTTCTCTCCACCAGCATTTCCCACAATATCTCCAACCTTAAATTTCATATATTTTTCACTCTCCCATTTGATTATTTCGCAACCTTCATTTATAAAGAAACGCTTGCTAGAATAACATAAATTTTCTCTATAAAATGAGTAGCACACATCGTATCTATATCTATCCCATCCAGTATCCCTCGAATTATCATAATATCTTATATTTCTTTAAAAACACTCATTAACAAACTCTTGCGCTTTATCCTCTGTATCACACCATACTGCAACTTTCTCTTTTTTAAATTTATCCCAATCAAATTTCATTGTTATTCCCTCCTATTTTCTCTAACTCATTTTCGCTATAAACAGCTCTATCAAATCCAGAACACTCCGGAGTCAGTTCAATTTTTATTAAGCCACATTTTCCTATAGCTATTACTTTGGTTTTTATGTCAGTACCTTTGACTCTCACATTATCTCTAATAGCTAACATCATCTATCCTCCTAATGGTTTCGCCTGTCATTACGTCGTAAATCTTGCCATTGTCAATATCCATATTGGATGGTATAATCCTTCTAGGATAATTACTAATGGGTCTATCTGCGTACTTTCCACGGTGGCAGATGGACTCTTTTTAATATCCATTTCTCTTGCGGTGCATTGCATGTCGCCTATTGCTATCACTTCCTCTATTTTGCAAATACTTTTCATCCTCATTATTGTGTAGTCTGTTATTATAGTAGTCATTAATGTATCTAGTCATAAACTCACTCTTGGTCATAGCTTGTCTCCTTTAAAATTTCAAATTCTTCTATAATCGGTTTGAAATATTTTTCTTCGGCTTCCTTACGTGCTTGGATGGCATCTTCTAGTTTTTCATATGTTCCTAAATATATTCCTTTACCTTTAAATGTAATTCTTGCTCTCCACTTCCCAGAAGTTTTACGAAATTCAACTCCCTTATACCCACTTGAATTATTATTAAATAATTTAGATGTTAGTAAACATGGCTTAGTGCCTTTATATAATTGTGTTTCAACAGCTCTAATTTGATTTACTCTTGCTGTTTCTTTAACCAAACAACCACAACTTTTAGTTTGTCCACTTATTAAATGGTTTGAAGTTACTTCCCTATAGCTTCCACAATCACATTTACATTCCCATGTAATCATACTTTGCTCATTGTAGTTCTTTCTGTTACCTTCTTTTATTACAGTAAGTAATCCAAATCTCATTCCTATTAAATTTTTTATATTTTTACCATAATTATCCTTGCCATTTGTCTTACTTGTTTCCGAACGTAAACACCCACAGCTTTTTGTTCTGCCGTATTTTAATGTTCCTTGGCTAGTTACACACTCCTTGCCACATTCGCATCTACATAACCATCTACTTTGACGATACTTATTATTTTCTACTCTTTTCATAACAGTAAGTTTTCCAAATTTCTGGCCTGTTAAGTCTTTTAATTTAGGCATAAGCTTGCCCTCCTAATTTACATTACTTCCTCTAAACATATTTGATTATTAGCTTGTATAATTTCGTCTGTCATTACAGTAGGTACTTTATAGCCATTAACTATTTCTGTAGCCTTTTCTAGCTGATTTCTTTTTATAGCTTCATATCTACTTACACCGAACTCTCTTTTGAGCTGCTGCTGAATGTCTGCGTATACTCTCCCTCTCAAGGATTTGTCATTATAAGCAGGACTTCTATATCCGCCTAAAGCTTTAGTACCTATTTTCTTTACAAGTGCCTGTATCTCTTTACACTCGATAGTGAATAAAGGCGAGTTATCTTTATATTCATTAAAATCTTCTTTAAGCTCTTCTACTTCTTCCTTAACTTCCTTAGCATATTTGAATTGAAGTTCTAGCATTTGTTCTGTAGATAACATTGGTACTTTATTTTCAATGTACTTTTCCATATCATTGAATCTTTTTACGTATCTAGCAGTAAAAAGTATTCCTTTTTCACCCTGTTGCTTATTACCTAGCATTTCACACCCCATCTTAGTTACTAAGTAGCATGGGTATGTTTTATTGTTACCCTCTGCTTTATAGCTACTTTCTTCAAAGTAATCTGAAACCACAAGTTTGTTGTTTCTCAAGACATCAATTATTCCAGTTGTTTTACCATCTTTTGAACCTTCAATATCTCTTAACACCATCCAATGTTCTTTACCCAACATTTGAGCCACTTCTCTACTGTCTATTGTTTTATTTACTTCTTTTGAAATTTTAATTAATTTGTTCATTATATTTTCCTCCTTGATCTTGCTCTATATAAATTTTCTTCCTTGTGATATGCATAAGCTGCCATCAATTCGTCTTTACTGCACTTTAATGCTTCTTCCAACTTTATTAGTCTTGAGTTTGGCGGCATTCTATCCGAGCATTCATATTTTTTTAGTGTTGTTTCCTTTATCCCTATGCTGTCCGCAATTTCTTTGCATGTTAGACCGGCGTTTAATCTTAATGTTCTAAAATTTATTACCATAATAACCCTCCTTTAACTCAATAATACGCACGATTACGTGCGATGTCAAGCATTTTTTTATTGCTTTAATTTCTACGCAGCACACCGCAAACCGTTGAAAATTAATAATAAAAATATTAAAAAACATATGTTCGGATTTCGAAAGTCACAATTCTGTGATAATATTAAGGTAATATAATATATATGTTATTCATGGAGGGGCATTATGAAAGGATCTATTTTAAGGCAATTACGTAAAAAGGCTAGACTTACACAGGCAGAACTAGCTCAAAAGCTGGATCTAAGTGATAGCACTATAAGGATGATTGAGCTGGGCAACCGTGAAGGTACTAAGAAAAATGTAGCTAAAATAGCGGAGTTCTTTGACGTTAGCGTGGATTATTTAGAGGGAAGAGAATCACGAGAAGAAAGTGATGATAAGCTTAAAAAATTTCTTGAACTACTAGTTAGAGAAAATGTTATAAAAGATACAGATAATATACCAAAGGAAATTCAAACGATTATTATGTATAATGTAAAAGAAGAACTAGAACGTATAATGAAAGAGAACTCAGACGATTAATTCATCTGAGTTCTCTTTATATTTTTCACTATATTCTCTTTAATTTTATCGTAGTTGTCTTCTGTCAATTCCTCTATCCCCTTCATGTTTTTTAATTCCTCTAAAAACTCATTCATGTTCATTATGCCACCCCATCATTCTTAATATATCTCTATTGTAGTAGTATTTTACAAACGTTACAATAAAAAAATACACTATTCTTTGTTGAATAGTGTATTTTTTTAACTTGTTTTACGTTCTATAATGGCGGCAATCCACCTGGATCTGATTTCCCAAGTATTGGTTGTAATGTGCCTGAATCTCTTACAGCATAATTATTAAGATTTACTATATTGCTAGACAATACAATGGTTAAAGCTAGTGCTAACCCTAGAAATAATCCTGCTTTCTTTTTATTCATTAAATCAACTCCTCAATAGTATTATAACACTTTTTACTGTTTTTGTGCTGTTTTTACTATTTTATAAGCTAACTTTTCACTATTTAGTCGCTTTAAACATGCAATTAACGTGCTGTCCTCAACGTGGTAATTATATTTATCTTTTAACAATATTATGAATTTTATTATCTCATCATCCAAATCATTATTAATGCAATAATTTAAAGTTTCAAATACTAACTTATTCTCTATCGTTGAATCATTTATATCTTTAGCTAATCTAATTGAATAATCTAAGTTATATTTTATATTCTCTATATTCTTCTCTTTTATACTCAATAAAAATTTATTATAATAACAATTCAATATAAATTTCTTAATAGTGCACTTACTAGTTAATTCAATTGACTTATCAATATATTTTCTAGCAATATCTAAATCATCTTTTAAATATAGATCACCTATATCACTATAACTATTGGCAACATAGTTAAAATTATTTATCTTACTGCCTTTATCAATTATGTCTTTATAGATTTTTATTGCTTCATCCTTATTCCCTAATTCACTTTTACATGTCGCTTTTAAAGAAAGAAAAAAAAGTTCTGTTTCTGGATTTTGAAAAGAAAAAACTGAATTTAAATACATTTCGCATTCTTTATATTCTTTTAATTTGAAATAGGCATTTGCCATGTTACCGAAAAAAGATTCTTTCTGTAAATTTGTAGCAGAGTCATAAATCTCGTTAAAAGCTGCTTTACCTATACCAACTATTGCTTCATATTGATTTTGAATAAGTTGCGCCCTTATTAAATAAATAATTACATCTATTCGTGTACAACTTTGCAAGTTATAACCGGGCAAGTTATAACTTAGTAATCTATATGAATAATCGCAGATATTTCCAGCATACCTATAAACGTCTTCGTTTAATATTTTTAATATCTTAAGCATAAATCTTACAAACGCATCACCCTTTAAGCTTAGGATAACCATGTCAATTTCTTCAAAAATTGTGTTTTTATTTTCGCAGTTTTCTAGCCTATAAATTATGTCATTCAAAAATATTTCTGTTTTTCCCATGAGCAAATCTGTATCTACCTTATAATCAAGTGTTAATGATTTTTCTTTCATGATTTGATTTATTTTATCACACAGCCTACTAGCTACAGTATGAGACATTTCTACAGCTCCAGTTTCTATCCTGGATATATTTTTTAATCCCTCACATTTTAAGTCTTTCTGTTTTAACCCTAAATCTAGCCTTACTTTTCTTAGAATAGTTCCGCTTATATGTTTATCTTTATACATAATTATCCTCCTTTAGTAAAAAAGAGAATACTTTACTATTCAAACCTTATATGTTATTATTCTAATGAATACGTAAGTATTCCCTTTACCAGGTTAGAGCAGCCGCAAAACTGTAAACTCTAACCTGGTTTTTATTTTATATTAAATCCTAAGATTTAAATTCTATGGTGTAATTACATTTTGTTATTTCATATATGCTTTTATTTATCGTATCTAAATATCTATTTTCTAAGATATCCTTTGTAAAATCACTTGTAGCCATTATATAAATTTTTTTATCTTCAATTTTAAATTCTTTTATTCCATTTTCAATCCAAGTCTTGAAACTTGTATCTGTCATTTTGGACTTTAGATTTTCTAATAGGATAGAATAGGATAGAGGTGTGTTTTCCCTATCTGATCCATCTGTATAGGAAGTATCAGCATAAGAAGTATTAGATTTATTAGCACCCCCCGTAACAGTGTGTTCTTTAGGACACTCCGTAACAGTGTGTTCTTTAGGACCCCCCGTAACGGCGGGTTTAGAATTTACTTTTGATAAATTTTCTTGATTTTGCCCTGTGGATACTGTGGATACTATGGATGAATTATTTTTAGTGCCATCTAAACCATTGATTTCACATGAACCACCTGTTACAGTGGTTTCACAATCTTCTGTTGATAAACTTTTGTTTTCACCTGATATTCTAGTATTTTTTTCTCTAACCTTTAGAACTTTATCAGAATATATATCTTTGTTTATAGTTACTATATCTACTAAGTATTTTTCTAATGCATCTGTATTGATAATATAGCAGTTTGATAACTTATATACTTCTACATCTTTTTGCTTTATTCTCATTCTTTGTATTTCTATAAGTCCAGCATCTAGTAAGAATTTATTAGCAGTAGATACTTCCTTATCTGTAAGCCTACATGCATTCCACCAGTCCTCAAAATCCATTTTAACGGTGTTTTTACCCTTATACTGATATTTAGTACCCTTGCCCTGTTTGGTTGCGTTAAAATGCCAATAAAAGATTTGTTGGAACATTATTCCGGCATTCCTTATCACATAGCTTTTAGCAGTAATAAAACTTCTTCCTTTAGTATCTTTGCTTGTCATCTTCTCTTTAGCTATATGCCACATAAGATCTATAAAGATTTTATTCTCTACCATGTAGTTGTCATTATCAAGTAAATATGCAAATTGTGTTAATTTATTCATTAAAAAAACCTCCTGTATTGCATAAAAATTGTGCAATAACAGAAGGTTTAAAATTACTCTTTACAAACAAGTATATATATATTAATATATACATATACTTAAAAAGTAATAGAAACCAATGTTATTGGGTCAATAAGAGTGAAATAGTTTGCCGACTGACACTCTTATTTTTTATGCAAATTTCTAATTTATTTTCAAAATATAATTTAATTGTAACCTCGTTTTTGACATTTGTAAACAAGATTTTCCTTTATAGGTTATATAAAAGAGCAACTATAAAAGTTGCTCTTTTAATTTTTAATTTATAGGTAAATTCATTATGCTAGATATAATCGCTTTACTCTCTGAATCTTCCTCTAAATCTTGAATAGGTTCACTAATTTTGTCTAAAGAAATTTCAGCCGAACTATTCCCTAAAGATATATTCTTATCTTTAAATATATTAACTAACTCTTCAAACGAATTAGCCATTCTACTTAGACAATCTTTAGACTCCATATCTTTTTTTATTAAATCTTTAACGTATGATCCAAAGCTATCAAAGCTTTCAGCATATTCTAGCATTTTCATATCATTTTCGCTATTAAGGTTAAACGATATGTTTTTTAAAGTTCTAGTCTTATCTTTGCTCATCTATTGTCACCTACAGTACTTTTAAAAATATTTTAGAGTTTATAAATTGACTTTGGTCTATAAGTTCTACTCCATCCCCATAAATTGATTTCCAATACTTGAATGTCGGCAAAGCTCCACCACCAAGGAATTGTATTTTAGTTGCTAATGGAATGTCAAAATAATTGTTCATTTCAGATGCTAACTCTCTAATATGTTTCTCGATTATTTTATGTGTATCTCTTATATCTGTTAATTTTTGATTGATTACTATTTCATCAGCACCTAAATTATTTTCAATGTGGCCTATTGTAACATCTCCACGGTCTGTATCTTTTATGTGTTTAGAGATTTTAGTATAAAGGTTATAGAAGGATCTATTTTTAGTATCAAATTTTACAGGGACTTGATTCTCCCATTGGATTATATTTACCGTACCAGCACCTATATCCACTGTAATTACATTGCTTGTATCTTTGCTTTCAACTACATAAGCGCCTTCTACAAATACTACAGCCTTTTTTATGTTTATGATATATTCTTTCCCACTTACAGTTATCTTTTGTACTCCAAGTTTATTCAAGTGATCTTGAACCTTGTTTCGAGTTTCACTCATGAATTTAGTAATTGGAAGTCCTACGCATATCTCTGCATCAATTACAGATTCTTCTTTAGCGTTTAGAGCTATAGCAGTTAGAAGGCATACCTTATAATCCTCTGTAAAGTATCTATCCTCTGTTGTAAATAACTGACCTTCACCTACTGTATAAATGGTTTCGTCATATACAACTTCAAATACATCATCTTTCTTTTTACCGAATGTTGCTAATCTACCTACATTTACCTTGCTTGCAAATATTAAGTCATTACATTTAACATATCCATTACCTAAGTCAATTCCAAATTTCATTTTTGTACCCCCTCATTTTACTTCTGTATATCATTTTATATACAGAAATTCTAAAAATATATTTTGTATTTCATTTGATATATTAAGTATATACTAATAATTATATAAAATCAATAGAAAAATCAAATTTTGTATATCTTTTTATATACATTGTATATGATTAATGATATTTAATAAAGTTGGTCTATAATTTGTATATCTAATGATATACACTGATAAAATTACTCTATTTCTTTTAACTTAATTCTCTTTAAAGTATTAAAACCCTCTATATTAGATAAATAAAAAAGAGCCTAGAGTTAATCTAAGCTCTTTAGTCTATCTTTTTATACATTCTACATGCTTATTATTTTTAGACCTTCTTTAAGATAGATAACCCATATCCCATCTGTGGCATAATACTGTCCGTCACTGTTAGCTTCAACAGTACCTTCAATCCATTCTCCTTCATCAAATATTTTTATTCTATCACCACAATGAATGCCTACTCCATCAACTTCAAATCTTCCATATTCATTTAAAATTAAATAACCTTCTCTAGTCATTCTAACACTCCTTTTTTATATTATTTTTCTATAATTATCTTGTCCATGCTACTCCTGTTTGTAAATAATTAAATATCTCCTTGAAATTATCGCAATCTTGCATTTTAGTAATTTTCTGACCTTTTTCAGTTAGATATTCTATACAACACCCAACTAAAAAAGCCTTATTCTCAAAGCAATCCTCAAGTTTTAAAACCTCATCATATCCTTTGATTTCATACCACTCCCAAAAATAATCTGGCATAATAACCCTCCCCATTATAATTTAATTTCTTCCTCATATTCTTTAGCTAATTTATAAAATGTAGTTCTTTTTAATTCTAATTGCTCCATGCACTCTTTAGCTGTTATGCTCCCACTTTTCCATTGTACATAATACATTTCCCATAGTGTTGGGTATGTGGCCTTTGGTCTTCCTAAATGCTTTCCTTTTTCCTTAGCTGCTTTAATCCCTTCTGCCTGCCTTTGTTTAATTTTAATTCTTTCTTTTTCAGCCATATAACTTAGCAACTCAAATACTATGCTGCTTATTAATGTTTTCTCTAAGTCACCTTTATTAGTAGTGTTTAAGATTGGAGTATCTAAAACTACAATATCTATGCCTTTTTTAATTAGAGAGTTCCATTCCTCTTTAATCATATCCATATTTCTTCCTAGTCTATCTAATTCTTTTATAACAAGTGTGTCTCCTGGTCTTAATAGCTGCTCTTTTAAAGTTATATATCCATCCCTTTTAAAATCTTTCCCACTTCGTTTATCTTTTAAAATATCTCTTCCTTCTACACCATAATTTTTCAGTGCTTCTATTTGTCTATCTAAATTTTGTTCTTTTGTACTAACCCTTGCGTAGCCATAAATTTTTTTCAAAATTAAATCACCTCTTCTCTAATTTTATTATATCATTTCTATCCATAAAAGTACATTAAATTTTACGAATATATTCGGAATATTTTTCGTATGTTTGCGGATAGAAATATAAATTAATTTAATAGATATTATCCAATCTATAAAGCTACACCTTTACATACGCAAAAATAGCAAGACTAATATTAGTCTTGCTATCATTTTCAATAATCATAATCCCAAAGTATTTAGAGTTAAATCATAAATTCCGTTACGCAATTCGAATGAAACCATTCCTGGAGTCTTTTCTCCATTACGAACCCATATATTTATTGTTGTTATACCTTCATTCTTCATAACGGTTTCCTTTTTAATTGCAAGTTCAGAGCATTTTTTAACAGTATCGTCTATATTACTCAATAAATTTATATCTATTGATATTATTCTAGAATCCTCTTTTTCTTTAACATACTTTACTGTCATTTCTGGAATTGAGTTTTCTATATCATTAATTAATTCTTCATATTTAATTTTACTTTCCTCAATCATAGCATTTTCTGCTTCAATTTCTGCTGCTTTATCCTCTTTATCTTGATCATTGTTTTCTATTTCTTTTTGGCTTACTTTAACTGGTATATTTTTAGATGATTCTTTTTTATCTGCTCCACATCCAACTAATCCTAATATCATTATTCCACACAATAATATGCTTATAATCTTTTTCATAAATTGTCCCCCTATAAATATGTATTCTATTTAATTGTATATTAAAATAACAACTTGTCAATATTTTACCAAAGGGGTGATTGTATGGAAATAATAAAGTCTTTAACAAAGGCAATTACAGTAATAGGATCTATACTTGGTATATTTGCATTCTTTATGGTGTTGTCATTATTACCTATTATAGTTAGATAAAGAAAAGCCTAGAATTAATCTAGGCTTTTTAAGTGCTCTCTTCTTGCAGATATTAGTTCTTCTATTTCTTCTAGATCTTCCAAGGTAGCTTTATTTCTTATAAAACTCCTAGCACTAGATCGGCTTTTTAGATAACTTGCATATTCTCTGTTTTTCTTTTCCCATTTTTCATTGGCTATTGTTTGCTTAGATTTTTCCATTTAAGAGCCTCCTACATAACTAATCTAAATATTAACCATACTAATAAGGCTATAATGATTAACTCTGCTGATATTTTTAATATTAATTTAAATAATGTTTTTGAATCTTTACTCATTTTAATTAAGGTGGTATTATAAGGGTAAGGGAGGGGATTCCCTCCCTAGTGTTTATAATAATCCATATAACTGTTTAACCAACGATGTTATGATTATTATTTTTACTAGCAGCTTGATGACTATTCCCAGTAGTTTATCAAGCTTTTTTAGTTTTTTTATTAATTTTACCACCTTTCTCTCACCTCCTTACAATTATATTATACTACACGTATTATGTAATGTCAACATTTTTTAAACATTTTTTCTATAAATATCAAAATAATTGTTTTAAATATTGCATTTTAGTCTATAATTTAGTTAAATTAATTCTCTAACTATGTGCATACAAAAGAAAAAAGGCTAGTAGGTATTTTACTCCTTACTAGCCATAATGTTTATTTAAATCTTTGTATTTGGTTCTGAATAATTGACAAACCAAATATATATACTATATAATATAAATAAGTTAACTTGTGAAGGATTAATGCTGGGTTCCCGAATGGGAGTAGGTTTTTATAACTTAGAATTCCTTTGCTCCTGGGGTTGGCTTATTTTTTTTCTAATTTTTCTTTTAAATCCTGAACTATTGTATTAGGATTTTTTTTAATTTCATTAATTATTAAATCTATAGCATGGACTGAATAACTATATGCCGGTTTCTCATTAATTCTGTTAACATAACAATATTTTTTGTCTGTTTTTAAACCAAAATAATCAGAGAATAATTTAAAATGGTATTTATTAAATCCTTTTTCGGAACCAATATTTATATTTAGTTTCTTTAGTTGTTTCTTTATCTCTTCTACACACTTCTTTTGTGTATATTTATGTGTATCATTAGGATCTTTTAGTTCTTTTATTATTGTTACGGCTATATCTGACGTATTGTCAATTTTGACCAAAGACGAAGCTTTATTCTTATCCTTTGTTATAAAATGATGATGGTCTACCCTGATAGCAAAAGCAGAATTATTTTCATCAATAATATTAGAAATATTTGCATGTGCACTAATCATTTTATTAGCAATTTCTTCTGAATATTTTGCTCTTATTTCGCTCTCATCTAACGATTTCATACTAACAGTTAATGTGATAAAATTTTGAGGAATTATCTCAGTCATGTCGATATTGTGAAATTCTTGCATTTTTTCAGTAAAGTTGAATACACATGATTGAAATAATGGTATATATATCATCTCATACTCTTCTGTGATAAAATGAGTACTAGTATTTCTAAGTTCAATTATTTTTTCTAAATTTAGCCTTAGAGGTGCCTTATTATTAGTAAATATATTACTAATACATTTCTCTAATGTTATAGTTCTACTAGGATTATCTTTATAATATATACTACTTTCACCAAATTTATTTATCATATGTGCTTTTAACATTAACTCCCAAGCATTACATATAAAAAAACTAAATCCTTCTACCCTATAATGAATTGTAGGTTTATTATAGATCTCAATTGACATGACAAAGGCTTCTTTAGATTTTTCTAATAGTCTTTTAACAATATCATTCATATATTTATTATACCCCCATTAAATCTTGCATTCATAACCCTGCTAATGTATAATAAAGGTAATAAAGTTACGAATACATATTCTCTTTAAACCACTGTTGATTTAGCCGTCATAGTGGTTTATTTTTATTTTATCATATATTGTCAGCTTGTGCATATTCTTGACAAAATTACATAAAAAAAGAGGGTAGCAAGTTTTACCTCACTACCCTTTAAGTCTATATCTTAATATCTTTTTAAATGATCTAACATCTTTTGAGCAGTATGAAACCTATCAATACCATTGAATATTTTATGATATGGAAGTTTACCTTCTAGTGAACCTCCAACGGCAAATAATGAATAACTATCATATTTTTCACTTTTATAGCTTGTGAAATCAATTGCAATACAATCTTCACCAACATTGTTCAATATCATTGAGAAGTATTCAGCACATATTTTATCCGGATTAGTTCCATCTGGATAAACAATTATATTTCTGTGCATTTCAACTGGCGGCTTTTGTGGTGCTATTGATTGAACCGATAATGATACTCTATTATCTATTCCATTGGCAATAGCTCTGGCAAATCTTTCTTTATTAGCATTATATATATTTACATCGCCAGTATTATCACAGAATATATTTTCGATTATAATAGCGTTCATATCAGACTTGGATAAATCATGATATCTATTTCCACCATACTTAATCCCTCGATTATATATTCCTAGACTGTTAATATTTGAACAAACCTTTTTACCAACATTAATTGCTAGTGTAGATGCAGAATCATATACCCAACATTCTACCCCATTAGCACTTCCATTATATGCATTCATATGAAGTGTTACGTATAAGTCTACATTATTTGAGTTAGCCTTGTTTGTTCCTTCTGCTAATTCTGCGGGTTCACTATATGCGTTACTATTGCAATCTATAATGGTATGTCCAACACTTTCTAAAAGCTCTTTTACTCTGAAATATAATGATCTACAACTATCGACTTCGTCTATTATTCCCTTAGCACCTCTACAGTTTACTGAGTGTCCATATCTTAACCCTATTTTCATGATCCATTCCTCCTTAAATTTAAAAAATAAAAAAGCAGGATTGCTCCTACTCTGTAAACTACTCTTTTGAAATTTGCTTAACCACCTGGTTTCCATACACCGCTGCACCAGTTACCAATATACCCTGTATAACACTATCTGCAGTAAATCCACCCATCACCCAAACACTTAATATAATGCCTATAGGTAATAAAATTATTGGGATGTACTTATCTTTTATCCTTTCAGTGTTCTTAAGTATTGCTCCGATTATTAATAGTACTGGTACTAAAATTAAAGCGTTTTCTGTAATGTAGTTAATAAAATCCATAATTATCTCTCCTTCTTATTTAAAATTAACTAAAAAAGCAATTACTGCACTTATCAAAGCTCCAGCAACTGCTCTCCATAACCATTTATTTGCGTCTTCCAAATCAGATATCCTATTATTAGCTACCTTAATTTTTTCATCAAAGTTTTTCAACTTAAGTTCATTTGTATCATTCATATTTTTCAGTAACCCTTTTATTTCGATTAAACTTTCTCTAACTTCCTGTATTGTATCTGCTTCACTCATGCTACACCTTCCTTATTTTTTTAATTATTTAGGTTGTAAGCCTACGAAATTACCTTGTGTATCGAAACGAAGTTCATAATCAAAAATATGAATTCCCATCTCATAAGGCAAGCATATAACACCTTCTCCCTCACTTTTATAATATGCAAATTTATCCTCCAAACCCATATTATAAGGCAACACCGGTTCTATTGTGTTATCCTCTGTCCTTTTTATTTCTTTACTATCTAAATTATAATATATAACCATAAAAACACCTCCATTATTTTTTAAAATGCTACTTCTTTATAGATAAAGTATCTTATTTTTACACTTGCATATTTATTTTTTTCGCTCTCACACCTTATAAAGTCAAAGAGCAGTTTATTTGTATCTGCACGAGACCTTAGTATATTAGAAAAGCCTAATACATCCCCAGATAACCCAACAACATTTGCCAGTGACATTGATGGCAATGTTATGCATCTTGTTGCATCTAGCATTTCATAGCAAGTATGTGCCGGCATAAAACCTAAATTATGTTCAACATAATACGTTCTTTCTGTCACTCCTACAGGCATTTCAATTGTTATTATACCTGTAGCGACAATCTTATGAACATTGTATTTACCATCTATGACTACTTGACTATTAGCATTCGTAACCTTTAAAGCTCCATTGGTAATTTCTACCCCGTTACCGTCAATAGTAGTATTGCCACTGTAAAGCTCATCTGGGTGTGGTGTCCACTTAGTTTCTACTGAAGATTCACTTAAAGATAGCTCTGTAAACCAAAGTTCGAATGAACTCCCACCTGTATAAATAAAAGGCCTAAAAAGAACATTACCCGTTGCTGCAGTTTTAAAATGCACATAACATTTAGTCCATTTATTCATTGTTGTTACAGATTGCCTATAATCCATGATAGTACATTGATTTTGCCCCCCAGAATAAGTTGAATTACACCAAAAATGTAGTGGTGTTACCGAAGAACCACTGATAACTCCCCTCGAATATATATATCCCTCATAGACATAATTTGTGTCATTTTTTAGTTTGTACCACTCCCCAGATACTCCGTTAGGCGTAGCTGTTTTGAAACAAGTACCGAAATCAATATCACTTTCTACTGCTATACCACCACCATTGCTACTCCAGCCTAAAGCGCCATTTTTACCCTTTGAATTTTTTAATATGTTATATCCACCACTCTGACTGAAATCGAACCTTATTTCACTTGCTGTCTGCTTCATTGCGGATGTTGTAGCAAATTTTTTTTCTCCAGATTCCATTGCAGAAGATACAGTAGAAATAATAGCATTATCTGTTATCTTTTGCTCCGCTTTTGCTACTCTATTAGTTAATCCTGTTACATTCTTATCAGTAGCAATTAAATCACTTTGATTCGCTTTACCCTTTAAATTATTTATATAGCTTGTAGAACTTGTAACGGTAGATACTATTGCATTAGCTGTTATCTTGCTTTCTGCTGTAGTCATTCTATTAGAAAGATTATTTATATTACTATCTACATCCTCTGGTGCTGGTGTCCAATCCATAGGTGGTTTAATATGACCTTCATATATTGTCACCCATTCAACCGTACATCCACCTGCTGAACCAGTGTTAGGATAATTGTAAAGAGTCAATTTTTTATCCCAACCAGCTGCAGGATCTGGAATCATTGTAAACTGAACAACTTGAACTGAAGTTTCGTTACTATTTTTAGATATTGGAAACCAAACAAGATGACCTACTCCACTATTTGCCCATATTCCAAACCTTTGACCTTGAGCTATTTTGCCCTTTAGAACAATTGTGTATTTATTTCCTTTTACCAAAGGCACTGATAAATCCATTACTTTTACAACATATTTATCAGTAGTTATATTGTAATTTGAGTCTAAAACAATATTTCTATTGCCTATTTCCATTGTTTCTAAGCTTTCTACCTTAAGATTAATCTCTTTAGATGTCTGTTTAAAACTAGAGTAAAAGTCTTGTAGTTTTACTGCCTTACCATCGTATGTTATATTAGTATCTTTTACTAGAGTATCTATTTGTCCTTTTACTACATTTATAGATGTTGTATTAGATTCAATTTTTTGTTCTGTATCTTCTATAGCTGGAGTCCAATCAGTTGTTTTATTACCTTTTTCAAGTTTCACATTTTTAAGCCATTTTGTACATGATGTATTACCAGTATATAAATGAAATTTAAAATATAATTTTTCAGTAGTATCCATTGTTTTAAATTTTACTATTACTTTTTCCCATGTATTAGCTTTTAAAGGTCTATTTCCACCTACTATCTCTACTGTAACTGCAGCATGAGTATTATCACTTAATTTTTTAACATATATATGGTTAGGTGTAGTATAGTTAGCATTGAAATCTACACTTAACATAAACTCAGCAGTACAAACATATTCAGTGTTAGGTTCCAAAATATTCAAATTAGGTGTTGCTATAATTGCATTATTAGTTAAAACTTTGAAATTATCTTTATCAACAATAGTAACTGGACTATATTTATTCCAATCTTCAACTTGTTTAAAATTGCCACTGTTTAGAATTAGATTCCTTCCACCGATCTCCAACCCATCTACATTACTCTTGAGACTATTAAAACTAACTTCTAAACTTTGTCCAGTTAAATCTATTGCAACTTTACTAGCTTTAATTAACTGTGTATTAGTATCTTTATTTAATCCAGTAATAAGAGAATTATAATTAATCTGCTTTTCTCCAATAGCATTAGTAGCAACCATATTTTCTTTTATTAAATCATTAGCTATTGCCTTTTCTTTTATTCCAGTATGATCTATAAGAGTAGTTGTGCCATCTTCTCCACGTAAAATAAAGTTAAAATTTCCTGTTGCATCTTGTCCCATTTGAATTCTAACTTTATTATTCCTATCCTTAAACTGCTGAGTGGCTCCTACTATTTCAATTCCACCGTTATCAGATACTATTCTAAATTTATTAGTAGATATGTTACCAGCAATTAAGTCTGCAACACTGATTTTAGATGCTATTAAATCCTTTATTACAGCATTATCTATAACAACATTCTTACTTGTAAGATGTATAGTCTGTGTAGACCCAGCACTAATATTGCCAGCCAAAAGATTGTTTATATTAGCTGTTTGACCTTCCAATATGTCTACTTTTATATTTGTTGCTGTTAAGTCGTCTATACTTGCCTTCTTTATAATAGCCTCATCTATGTTAGCAAATCTAATTTTTGCAACCTCTGCATCTAATTTATTTGCTTCTATCTTTCCTACTCGTATTTCGACCGCATTAAGTGAGCCTACGTCTAGTTTATCTGCTGTCAAATGCTTTACTGCTACTTTTATTGCTCCCTCAGATATAGTCCCATCATCACTTGTAATATTACTTACTGTGTCTGTAGTATCTTGGTATTCTTTCTGGACATCTGCAAAACTTAGAATACTATTAGCTATTTCACAAGTATTTCTGTGTGGCTCTTCCGGATACTCTGTAATTTTAACTATCCTCTGCTTTTCTTTAATACCCTTATCTTTACTAATAAGAGTAATTGTATCTCCTAATTTATAAGCTAGAATACTGTATTGATTAGATGTACTAGCTAAGTCTATTATGTCAGCTCCGTAAGCTTTATAAGGCTTAGATATCTCTTCTAGCTTTTCAGTTGCATCTTCTGTAAGACTCGCTAAGTCTGTATATCTTTCATCCTTCCATATAAGCGTCTTCTTCTTTTTAGAGTATTGAAAATTTTCTACAGTAACTTTTAAATCATCTTTTCCTATGGCTATTATCCTTGTATAGAAGTCATAAGAGTTAGACTGGATATCTAAGTTACGCAAATTAAGAGAGTCCATAAAATAGGCTCCCTTGTCATTTCCAAGCTTTTCTGCTATATTGATTTTCTTGTTTATAGTGTCAAATTGCATTTCTACAAGATAAGTTTTTTTAGCCTGCTGGATAATATCCCAAGTGCTACAATTAGTTTTTCTTATTGTCCTTTTTTTAGTAACGTTATTTACTTGTACTGTCCATCCAGTACCTGCTAAAGCAAGATTAAGACACTGCTCTACAGTTTGCTCTGTAGTGTCAAAATGTTCAAATGGATGTCCCTCTAAGTCCTCTACATTAAGAGTTGCTTTTATAGAGTTCCATTCTCCATTAGTTGAAATCTCTTTTATTACAAATTCATCTGTCTTAGTTCTTATATAACCCTCTTCTTTGATTTCACTAGCTAATTTAGAAGGATATAAAAAAGAAAGTGTCTTATCTCCACTAGTAAGCACACTTTCTATACAATAATCTTTATATTGTTTTAATCCTTTTATTTTAATTTTATCTAAGTTGTATAGTTGTAACATCTAACCACCTCCTCTCTTATTTAAGGTCTACGGTTAGACCTCCGTTTGCAAGCTTAGTTATATTAATAGAACTATTGGCAACCGCTATTTTCTTTATTATATTATTATTAGAGATAACCTCTATAATGTAATTACCTTCCTCAAGAGTTGGTTTTTGTTCTTCTATAGGCTCTACATCAATCACTTTATTTTCTTCCATATTCAATCATCCTTTCTTAGATCCATCTACTTTTATACTTAACGTTTATATCTACATTATTTCTACTAACTGTAATGGTATTGGCTCCTGGCTTAAGCTTAGGAAATTCCCATATATCACAATCATTAAACTTATTAACTCCATCTACTGTTACGGTACCTTCTTCACCATTTAAGATTAACTTCTTCCCTCCAGTAAGGTTTTTTACGGTCATAGGTTCATCACTTAGTCCAGTAAGAACTATATCTATAATGGATACAGAAGGTATTATTTCTACTATGGCTGGAGTTTCTATATTGCCAGGGACATTAATAGTCTTTGTAGTTATTCGATTCATGGTTTCAGTTACTTGTGGCTTTTCAGCTATAACAAGCATACTCACTTCAAGTGTTTCATTTCCTCGCATTATATACTTAGTTGTAGGAGTGCTACTTACAAAACCCCTATAGTAATACTCTATATCATCAAATTTTATTGTAGATATAGCTAACTGCTTAGTAAGATTACTTTTCATTATTTCAAGCTCGTTAGCATCACGACATAATATATCTAAAGTAAATGTTAAGGTTTTATATTTATATCCAAATTTATCAGATATAAGAGGGTTAAGAGAATTTATGATCCACTCATTTTTAATTTCAAATTCAGCACTTTTGATATTCCTATCCATTAGTTTTGCTTTGAAGTTATTTATATTAATACCATTTATAAGCACTATCGCACCCTCTTTCCAGCTAATGCAAACTTGCCATCAGTTTTCTTATATGTGTATTCAGATATTTTCTCGCTATCCATATAAATTGGAACTACAAATGTGCTACCCTCTGGTATATCTTCTTCTGTAGCAATTCTTGTTTCTGTCCCATAACTATTATTCCTAGCAACAATACCAGCAGTAGTACTAGCCATGTTATAATCCACTGTAGCTTGCATTTTACTAGCCATTCGATTAAAGTCTTCTTCTATAGATCTCTGCACATTGTCGGCTTCATCTTCGAATCCTACTCCGACCCCTTGAGCCATGTATTTCCCCACTTGGTCCCTATATAATCTACTAGGCGACTTGATTTCATTTGCATCTTTCGCACCTTGCAACATGTTCTCGAAGAATCCGCTAACCCTTTCATGTAACCAAGATCCGACCGACTTAATACCTTCCCAAATTCCTTTTACGATGTTGACGCCGATTTCCATAAACTTTTTTGGTAGGTCTTTAACGATATCAATGATGCCTGTAACTAGCTTTCCACCCGCTTCAGCACCAGATTTGGCAAGGTTAGCGCCCCAATCAATAACCTTATTAACGGTATTAACTAACCATTCCCATATTTTCCCCGGTAATTTGGCAAACCACTCTATTACTGCATTTACTGCATTGGCTACCGCTTCAACCATCTTCCAATAAGTTTCCTGTCCCCATTGCACCGCTTTAGAAATAGCATCTGTAAGCCAATCCCATATTCTACCTGGTAACTGTGCGAACCAGTCTATAACCGTA